TATATTTTATCAATAGCACTAATTGGTATATCAGTTGATAAATTTTCTTCTATTATATATTCATCTATGTTTGGTGACCATATATACATAAAATCATCTCTATCATTCCAATGCACTGCTTGCCAAGCATGTGTTTTTAAATGAGTATGCAATTGATTAGTCTTTTCCATTTCTTTTCTCCTTCAAACTTTTATCATAAGGTTTAAGGCTATCGACCAGTTCCTTGTATTTTTTGTCCTTAAATATTATGTTATTAGGGTTAAGATGGCCTTCATCTTTAATAGAGAATGATTTATCCTCTATATCTGATGAAGGCTTATCTTTCTTTTTCAGTCTGCTACCATAAAACATAGCTGCATAGTCTTTTAATGTAAAGTCATTATCATTTGCCATCCATTAAATCCTTTATGTCTTTTTTCAATAGTCCTACTTCTAACATAACTAATTGATGTATTCTTTCGACACCAGAATTAACAATTTTTATTGTATCTTCATGACAAGTTTCTATCTCTACATCATCTGGTTTCTTTTCTTCTTTTGGTTGTTTTTTAGTTGCTTTTCCATTAAAGCCTTCTAAAAACCAATCTCTTTGTGTCGAAGCACCATTTACGCCATTAAAAGGTGGCCTTGCTGGTAAACATTTACCATTCTTCTCTAACTTATTCCAAGTCATCCCTTTAACTTTTTTAACTATTCTTAATGCTACTGCATAATGACTGTGACATAACCCTCTTGAAGTTACTTTTTTGTCACAACTTTCAAATAAACAAGTGTCAGTTGTTTCTTTTGGTTCTACTAATTCAAACATCGTTATCTCCTTCTTCTATTTTATTTAATGCAATTTTAAGTTCTGATAATGTTCCTAAAACATATCCTATAAAATATGCTATTAATACTAAACAAATACATATAAATACTATTTCGATATTATTCATTGTATTTTCCTTTCATTTTTTTTATGTTACCTATTTGTTAATTTCAATTAGAAAGGTAGGCAAGGTAAATTGACCTACCCTTCTAATTACGATATTAAACTATTATGATCTATATTGTTCCTTCTTGCCATTTTTTAGGCATTTTTGTTCAAAGTTAGTATTTATTAATACTGGACTTTGTAGTTTAATATCATCTTTCGCTTTTTGCTTTGCTACTTGACTATATGATTTATTCATCATTATTTCCCTTCGTCTTTTTATTCTCGGCTTTAATAGCCATTAATATTGACATTAATTCAGATTTCTTATACATCTTAAAAGAAACTTGCATTTGATAGTATTCTTTTGGTGGTGTTTCTTTATTCATACCATTTTCTAATGCTCTGAAATCTATATTTTTGTGTGTTCTTTCAAGTCTTTTGCATATTTGCATTGAATATTTAAGCTTTGTAGCAATTAATCCTATTAATTCATAGTTAGTCATTTTCTTCCAATTCATTTGATTTACCTTTCGTTTTTTTTACTATTGAAGTATTGACACACATTTATTAGTGTATGGTATTATTAGGTGTTATTACTATTCCATATGTGTCGAAAAAGAGGCAATGCATTGCACGACATATAAATATATCGCACAATGCATTTATGAAAACTAATCTTGCCCTATGCAATGGTAGCGAAGTAAAGCATTACCGTTTTTGTCGTCCTTTAGTAAGAACTCAAACTTAAAGCCTTTGCTTTCCATTTTCTTAACGACTGCTAAACCGTCTGGTTTATCAGGACGACAAAAGATTATACAACCAACTTCGAAAAGTTTAATTGATTTTAATCTTTCACCGTCAGTATCGTTAATCCAAAATGGACTACCGTTATAGGTTGAGATTTGTTTCGTATGCTCTCTATATTCTTTTAACATTGTTTTATTCCTTTATGTTGTTAAAGTTTCTTTCATCGGGCTTGCCCGCTGAAAGCCAAGAAGTTGCAAGTCATCTCATCCACAATTAGTGGAAAGGAAACGAAAGCACAAATTAGAAATTTTCAACGACTTTTTCGTTTCCTTTCCAATAATTGAGGGAGATGGCTTGTGTATATACCAAGTACACACATTCTACTTGCATTTTTGAAATATTGGTTTTAATTTATAGCATGACTAAGCTACCAAAAGATATTTTAAAAAAAATTTCCGAAGCAGAATTTTTGGAAAAGTGGGATAAAGAATCAAAGGAATGGGTTAAGGTTCCTATTGACAATTCTAATCCTGAAGTTCAAAAGATCAAAGAGGTTATGATTGCAGAGATAGAGATTAACGTAACTAAGGAAGCATTAAACCTAGGAATTTTAGAGAAATCAGATAGAGAACTTGATTAGTGTATGGTATTAACGTTAATATTAACGTTATGGATACATTAATTATAAGATAATTAATTACGATAAGGATTAACGCTATGGCAACTAAAAGCAGAAAAAAGCCTACAAACAAAGAAATTATGCAGATGATCAGTGGAATAGCTTTACAGCTAGAACAATTGAAGCATCATGTTTTTCAAGGAGATAAGGCTTTGGATGAATATATGAAAATGAAGGACGATAAAGAAAATTTCATAAAATTTTTAGAAGAAAATTATAATAAAGATGATAAAGATAAAAAAGAAATTGAAAAAAAATAATTTTCAGGTTGTAGAATATTCAGTATATACTGATATAGAAGCAGACGAAAAAGGTATTATTTATAAGTATTGGCAACAATGCGGCCCTGGGGAGTACGGTATCAGTGATGATCACTATGTTTCAGAGTGTTTAGCTCGAAATGAATATAAAACTAACACTGAAATGGTATATCCCTTTGGCCGACAATGGTTGGGAAAGCATAGAAAGTTGCAGTTTGTTCCCCATTATGAGTCAAATAACTTCTCAACTGTGTCTACTAAGACATATTCGGAGATAGAAGCTCAAAGTGGTAGGGCAGAATTAGCTGTAAATGCCTATTTGGCTTACAAAATGGCTGGTTTAAGCCCAGATATGGACAAAATAGGGTCAATATACAGGCCTGACCAAAAAACACCCGCTATCGCTGCAAAAAGATTATTTAAAACCAAAGAGGCAAAGAAGATGATAGAAGAAAAGCTAAAAGAAATCCTAATTGAGAAGGATATTGACGAAGGATTTGTTCTAGATACGATAAAAGATGCTATAGAGGTAGCAAAAGTCAAAGAAAGTAGTGCAGATATGATCCGTGCTGCTAAAGAATTGTCCATATTTTTAGATATGGCACCTAAAACTAAGCAAGTTACTGAGTCATTGGAGGTCGACATGACACATCAGATAGAGGATAATTATGAAAAACAAAGAAAAAAGCTCAAAGCAACTAAAACACAAGACATCGACGAAGAAGTGTCTTCAGATATCAAGTCAAAATAATAATGAGCTCACATTGTTTCTGACTACCTTATATGAGGTGGCTAAAGATCAGGGTATAACAGTTAAACCTATTAAGATAAGTGAATAAGCAAGAATTAATATTAAAAATGAAGCAAGATATGCTTTTATTTGGCAGAATGGTAATGCCTAATATGTTTAGTGAAGATTCTCCAAAGTTCCATTATGATATAACAGAGGAGTTATTAGACTACGATACTAAACAATTAAACATTATTGCCCCCCGTGGACATGCTAAATCTTCTATTGTTGCTGGTGTTTATCCTTTATACCACTTAATGTTTGATAAAGGGCCAAAAGTTATTGTATTAGTATCAAGAACACAGGGACACGCTACTAAGTTACTTGGTACAATTAAGGATGTATTAGACTATTCTAAGGAGTTTAGACACTTCTTTGGTTACTGGGGAATGCAAAATGCACGAAAATGGTCTAATGCTGAAATAGAATTAAAAGATGGATCGGTAGTTATTTGTAAGGGTACAGGTCAACAGATAAGAGGAATCAAACACGGAAACCAACGTCCTACTCTGTTGATACTTGATGACCCTGAAGATGAGAATAATACCAAAACAGCAGAAGCAATGGAGACAAATCTTCGTTGGTTACTGCAATCTGGAGTTCCTTCGTTAGATCCTATCAGAGGTAGAGTATGTGTTATTGGTACTCCCCAACATGAACGTTGTCTCGTTGAGACACTAAAAGACATGAAAGGTTGGACTAATATGACATTTGCTCCTGATTTAGACGAGGGATACTCTTTATGGGAATCTGTATGGCCAGTAGAGAAGTTAAAAGAGAAAAAAGAAGAATTGGAAAGTATTAATCGTGTATCTGTGTTTTATAGAGAATATTTATGTCAAATTGTAGGAGATGAAGAAAATCTATTTAGAGCAGAACATTTACGATATTATGAAGGATATATCGAAACGGATGAGCAAGGGTTGTCAACTCTCATTCTGACGAACCTTAATGGTGAGGAAGTAAATGAGAGGAGACCTGTAAACATCTTTACAGGAGTCGACCCTGCCTCTAGTACCAAAAGAGGAGCAGACTTTTCTGTTATATTCAATATTGGTATTGATGAAGATGGTAACAGATTTGTTCTTCCTTACTATAGAAAACGTGCTACACCATTAGATCTTGCAGATTCTATCATAGATAACTTTAGATTATATCAA